TTCCCTCATTGCCTATGATCTATGGGATCCACAGGAATATGATGATGTTGTGGCGGGGGTAGACCTCCCAACTATTGAATTGCAAAAGGTCCTGCACAAGTACACTGGTGGACTTAGCTGTCTTACTTATGATGATGAAATGCCAATGCCGCATCCCACGGACAAAACGCCAGTGGACTTTTGGCTTGACCGTGCGCCAGCAATCAATGACTTGGAAAACTGGGGGGAACGTGAAACGGTGTTTCAGGAAGAGTTACCAGACGGCTATTACAATAGTGTCCACGTTTATGAGAATGGTGTTATCCAACTTGCCATTGGCGGATGCGCGGCCCAATCAGCATCTAGCATTTACTTTTATCCCATAGGACTAATAGCAAATACTCAGGGCCACGCTCTTTCTATACAGGGCTGGCGCACGGTCAAGCCATTCCAGAATTTGTAGTTTACTCCGGGAAAGAAGGCACACTCGGGAGGGTTAAAGTGCCTTCTTTTCTGGGGGGCGTTTCATGGTTCTTCGTTCAATGTTCACGACTTTCCTATATAGGTGTGATATTGGGGAAATCAGTGTGTAAATTTTTTCTATGTCCAGAATATACAATATCATACTATATAACAAAAAGTGATGAACCTATTTTCCGCTGGTTTAAGGAGAATTAAGGTATTTTAATTTCACTCTGTTTTTGGTAATATACCATCTATATAGGAAAGTTAGGAGCAACGCCGATGCCACTACCAAAACAGACGCATAAGCCCAAGCTAGAGGTCGTTGCAAATCCGCGCACAGAAAAGAAAATTACCCCCAAGCAAGAAGAGTTTTCAAAGATCTATTGTACCGAAGACATAACTCAGACTGAAGCTGCTGTCCGTGCAGGGTATAGTGAAAGAAGCGCACATGCCATCGCTAGTCAGTTACTCAATGGTCGGGATTATCCGCATGTTGTTGCAAGGATTGCAGAAATCAAAGGAGAATTGGCACGGAAATATGAAGTTACGTTTGAATCTCATGTGCAGAAATTGGCACAGTTGAGAGATGCTGCTATCCAAAATGATAACTATGCGGCAGCGGTATCTGCAGAGAAGTATAGGGGACAAGCTGCTGGTCTTTACATAGACCGCAAAGAAATTCTCCATGGGAAAATAGACCAAATGTCTAGAGAAGAAGTAATGCGGGAAATCCACCGTTTGCAAGAAGAGTTCCCAGGACTAGCGGCTGTTGCGACAGGTAATATAATAGAGGGAGAGGCTGTAGACGTGACAGAAGAAAATAGTGGCAATTAAAGCAGAAACTCAGCTGTGGAAAAAGCTACAGAAAGCAACCAAAGATTATGTGCATTGGATGCGGATAGAATCATGGGCGTTGCCTGGAATTCCTGATCTTCATGGGATAATAAATGGGAAAACATTTTGGGTGGAATTAAAGGTTCATAGGTTAAAGTCGCTTAACTCTCTTCGATTGTCACCTCATCAAATAAACTGGCAAGTCCAGTATTCTGGTCATGGGGGAGTCGTTTGGAACCTTGTTAGTCATCCTTCTTCTTCTACTATCAATTTATTCTCAGGAAATAGAGCCTTAGAATTAGGAGGATTGACAGAGAAAGAAGGACCATTGACCCCGGATCATAAGTGGAAATCAAAGTTTCCTTGGACGAGAATCATTGACGCGATGCTGATAGAATGATTCCCTTCTCGGGGGAGAGAAATCTTTGTCCTTGTCCCCTTCTCCTCCTTCTTCTTCTTTCTCAAGAATCCTCGTTCATCGTCCATGGATCATGACAGAAGATGATTGATTATGAAGAAAGAAGAAGATTGACAAAGAATCAAAAAGAGTCCAAAAATAGACGAGCATAAAAGAACATTTTTTACTTGCAATCCCTGTTGTGTTAGTACAGAATACATACATTGTTAATTACATATTTCACAGAAAGGGAATATGAAAAATGGTTGCAAAACGTCAAGTAGGCGGGAAATCCACGGGCAAAGCCGTGGTCAAATCCGCCAAACCAAAGGGCGGCAATGTCGTTGCTCTTGGTACCGTATTTGCTTCGTCTGGTGATGAAGTAAATGGAGATCAGGTCTGGCAGTTTATTAATGAAAAAGCTGGCGGAAATCCAAACAACATCAAGGTTCAGCCTCTGGACAATTTTAAAGTGTCCGATCCTAAACCTACTCCGTTTGGTTACGCTCGTCCGGGCGGCACACGCGCACAATTTCATGATTTTCATGGCAAAGGTGTGGACGGTGATTTTCGCCTTGGCAACATGCTGGACAAAATGCGTGGCGTGGACGGTCATAGTAAGCAGCGTATGATTTGTACTGTTGCATTGCTCAATGGCGGTTACTCACGCTCCAGTAAAACGTGGGGAATCCCATTTATCAAGCTAGTGGCGCAAGCGTCCTAGTACAATAAAGTCGGGACGCCTGTAACTGGGCGTCCCTGCTTTTTGTCCCCTTCCTGGAGAATAGATGATTTTCCCTTCTTCTTTCTTTATCTTTCCCTTCCCTTCCCTTTCCTGAGAGATATGATTTTTCTTTCTTCTTAACTTGGCTATGGACATGCCTATATAGAAGAAAGAAGATGATTGAGTGAATATATATATATTCATACTGGTTGTAAGATGATGTGACGCGTTGTACTATGTATATACAATGGTTCATAAAAGGAGTAAAAGATATGAACTCTCAGACGTCACCAACAAGACAAGAAGGACTTAATACTGTCTTTTATGCTAATGTCTATACCACTGGTTCTGCCTATGGTGGGTCGGAAGAAGGTGGCTGGCATTACACTGTCTTCACCTACTTGAATGTTGTGGCTGTGGGTCTTGATAAAACCACAGTGGAAGAAGCTGCTAGGGACTACCGTTTGCAGCTAAAAATTGATTGTAAAGAAAAGACAGGCCCTTACAGGATGGGGCATGGCCCACATGATGGTGCAGACCCGGACGGTAACGGGGACGATGGCTACCTTATCAAGGGTGGGGTTTGGGGGTATGACGAAGTTAAGGTGTGGGTTGAAGACCACCCCGGAAAGGATGGCCCTACCAACGCGCCGCATTACGAGTGATGTTGGCCATAGTAGCCTTTATCCTGGGCCTAATACTTCTTTATCTTATTTGGAGGTAATGAGGGTTGGGGACGCCTATAACAGACGCCCCTTTCCTTTGTCCCTTCTCCTTCTTCATTCTTTATCCCTTTGCGACCTAATCCCCTTGCGACCTTGTCCCTTCCCTTCTTCTTTCTTTTTCTGTCTTACATAGGGCTACACACTCACGCATACTCACGCATAGCACACATTACAAAAAGACAGATGAAGATTGACAAAAAAATCATAAGAAAAACGGGTGTGTCATCTTTACCACACCCAAATTTAAATAAAACTACCTCCTCAAAAGTATTGCTAAACGGGTGTATATGCTTAATATGTGCACAGTAGTTAATACATTGTGTATTAACGCAACAAATAAGGGGTAAATTACTTATGGTTGCAAAAAAGCAAGTAGGCCCAGCGGGTAACAGCAAGGCAGCGCTACTAACTAGCACTGCTACGTTTGTTGCACCAAAGGGTGTATGGGTTACCGGCGCAATGCTTAATGCATGG